TTGTAGAGTATTGTAAAGCAGTAATTAAAGGGTGGAAAGGTTTAAAATATTCATACCTAGAAGAGCTTCTTTTGGTGGATATAAGCGGCCTTAACCCAGAAGACTGTTTGCCTTATACTCAAGATAATTCAGAGTTGTTGATGAAAAATGCAACAGACTTTGATACCTGGGTTACCGAAACAGTAGGTGACCTAGAAAATTTTACTGGAAGCAAGTAGACGAAATAAAAAGTCTACTTGTAAGATTTGTTAATGAAACAGATCAAAAAATGGACAGAGAAAAATACCTTCGTATCTGTGAACAACTAGGGCAAGAGCCTGATCCGTCTAAAATGCCGCTTGATATGTCTGACTTTCCAGAAGATGTTCAAGTGGCTTTTTTTATGCACGATTTATTGTCGGATCATTGGGACGGTATGTCAGGCCACTACTTAGGAAAAAACTGGAATCAATGCGAGCACTTGTTTAATTTATACGATATAGAACGTAAAGATCGTACCACCATGCTATATTTTATGAAAATGTACGAAAGAGAATTAGTAGAATCAAGAGCAAAAGAACAAGAGAGAAAAAGAAAAGCAGAAGAACGAAAAACGCAAACAGCGGGTAAAACATACACCCATAATGTAAGAGGATAATGGCTAAGAAAAATCAAGTTTTTATAGATATAGTAATCGACGACCAAGGTACGACGAAGCGCGTTGCTGTAAATGCAAAAAAACTTGGTGTAGCTCTTGATGATGCTGGAGTAGCTACAGACAGAGCTGCAAAAGGCACCGATAAATTAGGCAAATCAAATAAAGACTTAGACCGAAATTTGCGGGGTGCTGCAAATATGACGTCTAATGGCACAAAACAATTCTCAAAAATGCAACAGGGCATGGGAGGTCTTGTATCTGCATATGCTACTCTTGCTGCTCAGGTGTTTGCAGTTTCTGCCGCCTTTCAATTCCTCTCAAGAGCTAGTGAAATAACAAATCTAATTGAAGGCCAGAGAGCAATGGGAAATGTTACTGGTGTCGCGTATGCAACAATTACAGATAGAGTTATTGAAGCTACAGATGCTCAGTTAAGGTATGGAGACGCTGCTAGAGCCGCAGCAATAGGTACGGCAGCGGGATTACAAGCAGGACAGCTCACGGAACTTGCAAATGCAGCAAAAAATGCATCCTTTGCTTTGGGCCGAGACCTAACAGATTCATTTAATCGACTAATTCGTGGTGTTACAAAAGCAGAACCAGAACTCTTAGATGAATTAGGTATAATTCTTCGACTTGAAACTGCAACAGAAAAATATGCTCAATCAATAGGCAAGTCCAGAACAGAGTTAAATGAGTACGAAAGAACCCAAGCTGTAACAAATGAGGTTCTTGAGCAGGCACAAAGAAAGTTTGCTGCCATAGAAGCTCAAATGGATCCCAATGCTGCCGCCTTAGCGCAATTTGCAAAGTCTTTTGATGATTTAGTTCGGGGATTTCAAGAGATGCTAATAACGGGGCTTCGTCCTGCATTACAATTCTTATCTGAAAATACCGCAGCATTAACTGCTTCACTAACTCTTTTTGCTATTCCTATTTTAAGAGCAATTCTTCCTAGTTTGGGTGATTGGGAAGAAAGTACTAAAAAACTTGAAAAAAGAAATAGAAGATTTTTTAACGCGTATAAGACAGGTCTTAAAGATAGTGGTGAAGAACTCAATACTTTTATAAAAACACAAAAACAGCAAGAAAAAGAAGCAACAAAAAGAGCAAGAAAAATTTTAAAAGGTACAGAAAGTTCTGCAGGTGTTGATTTCTTAAGAGGAGAAGGAGAATCTGGCGACAGAAGAAAACAAGCTGCCGCTAGAAAAATTATAGAAACTGCTCTTCAGCAAACAAAAGATGGAAAAGATGCAGAAACAGGGTATTTAAAAGGAAAAAATAGAGAGCAAGTTTTAGACGTTCAAAAATCTTATAGTGCAAGAGTAGCTGCTGCAAAAGCTGCAAATAAGAAAACTATTCTTTCTTTTGATTTTGCGTTTAAAGTAATAAAAGGAGGAATTTTAGGCGTTGGAACTGTATGGCAAGGAGTAATGGTAGGTATGGCAAGAGCAGCAACAATAGCGGCTGCAGCTATTAACTTTGCTTTTAAAGCGACAGCAATTATTGGAGTTCTTACATTATTATATGAAGCGGGAAAAGCTTTATTTCGTTTTTTCATTCCTCTAACGGAGCAGCAAAAAAGACAAAATGCCATAGTGGAAGAATTAGGTGATTCTTATGGTAAATTATCAGAGCAAATGCAAGGAGCAAGAAAAGCTAGGGAAAGTTTACTCGCAGGAGCCGATCGACAAATAAATGTTGGTAATATACTTGCAAGTTCTGATGTTGATAATGTAATAAGTGGTATAAATAAGATAACAGAGCTAGATACAGATAGTGATGCCTATGAAAATCTTAAAAAAGATCTATTATCTGTAGTCAGAGAGCTAGGTAGAATAGATCCAAAGTTCAAGGAGCTTAATAAAAATCTTAGTGAAGGAAAAACTGTTTCAGCTGAACAAGGAAAAGCAATTAAATCTCTTGCAAATGATTACATAGATTTAGGTGTTCGATTAGCAAATGTTCCAACTTTAATTAAAGAGGCAAACGATGCTTTTGCTAGCTTAAGTGCAAGTATAAATAATACTCCACTTTCAAATTTAGTTGATAGAACAGATAAAGCTCTAGATGGGCTAGATTTAAGAGTTGAAAGCTCAAATAAAACTCTTAGAGCCTTTCTTAAAGAGCAACAAGACGCGGTTAAGACCGCAGCAGAAATAGCAAAAATTCAAGCAACAGCCACAACTTTGTTTAGTAAAGGGTTTCTTAATGTCTATACTGATGCAAATTTAGAAAGACTAGAGGAGCTTATGGCCTCTGATGAGTTTAGAACTGATGAACAATTATCTGCGATTCTAAAAAGTATAGAAGCAACGATTGACCTTATAGAGGCGGACGAAGATTTAAGAAAAGCCCAACAAAGAAGATTTGACTTTGCAAATAAAAAAGAGCAAGAGATATTAAGACTTCGACAAGGTAGTCTAAAAATATCAATCGAAGATGCCAAAAGAAGATCACGGGGCGAAAGCGTATACGCAAAAACTATAAATTTAGAAGAAGAAAGAAATAAATCCAGACAAAAATTAGTGGGCGCGCAAGAAAAACTGATAGCTGCAGAAGTAGCAATGTTTGAATTAGAAGGGGACAAGTTACAGACTGCGCTAGAAAATAGAACAGCAATGGAGTTAAATCTAGAGCTTGTTCGAGCAGAAGTTGATTTTGAGCAAAGAGTGCTTGACTTTAAAGAGAGACAGTTGGCTACTGAAATGAGGATGCTAGCTGTTTCAATGAGACAACAAGCACTTGATAAAGCTAGTGGAGCCCTTAGAAGAGACTTAGATTTTTCTAAGGCAACTGGAGCAGGGACAGAGGAAGCACTAAAGAGGCAAAGAACTCTGCAAAGACAGCTTTTAGAAAATGCAGTACAAAATGCAAAAGACGAAGTATTAAAGGCAGAAGCAGCAAGAAAGGATGTCCAAGATCAAATTCGCAGAGACGTTGAAAGAAAAGTAACCGCACGAGATATACTCGATCCTAGTGGCACAAGAATTTTAACAGAACCAGAGTTCTCTGCCAAAATGGATGCTAGAAAAGACACAGCAGTAGCTACTAGCCCTGAGGGGCAAAGAGAGTTTCAGGCACGAGAAAGATTAAGACAAGCAGAATCTGCCCTAGAGATAGATAAAAATAGATTATTAACGTTTAAAAATCAAAACATAGAATTAGTTGAACAAGCTAAAAACCAACTGGCGGCTGTAGGCTTTACACAAGCTCATGTACTATTTAATGAAAGACTTCTCGAAGCAAAACGACAAGGCGTTATATTAACTGATATAGAGTTAGATAAATTAAAAGAGCAGACAATACAAACAGTAATGTTAACAGAAATTGCAGCGTCAAAACAGCAGTTATTTTTCTCCATAGGCGATAGCATTGCAGGTGCATTTACTTCAATTATTGATGGGTCAATGTCAGCTAAAGATGCATTTAAGCAAATGGCTAAATCTATTCTTGCTGATATACTTTCAATGGTTGTTAGGTTAACTGTAATGAGAGCTCTTATGAGCTTTCTACCTTTTCCAGGAGGTGGAAGCGTAAATCCTTCGCTCGGAACGACCGACCTCATGTTTCCAGGTATGAATGTACCAGGAGCAGTAGTATCTAGAATGGGAGGAGTTTTTGAACCAAAAGGGTATAGAATGGGAGGAAAGGTAAAAGACTATTCTACAGGAGGAATTGCAAGAGGCTCCGATCATGGGTATCCTGCCGTTTTACATGGACGAGAAGCCGTAGTTCCTCTCCCAAGTGGTGATAAGATACCTGTTGAGTTAAATGGAGCAGGTGGGCAACAAAACAATGTAACTGTAAATGTTTCGGTAAATAATGATGGCACAGCAACAACAAATACTGAAGGAAATTCAGGAGGAATGGAAAACTTAGGAAGACTGGTTGCAAAAGCAGTACAAGACGAGTTAGTTGAACAAAAACGAGCAGGGGGCATACTAAGTCCTTATGGAGCAATGTAATGGCCATTGGATTCACAGTACCTAATATAACGGATAGAAAAGTTATTCCCGATAAAAACATGACTCGAAGTAGCACACCTAGAGTTTTGATGCAAAGCTTTGGGGACGGCTATGAGCAAAGATTAGTGCAAGGTATAAATAATATTACTGAAGAATACGCTGTTTCGTTTGTGAATAGGGCAAAAGCAGAAGCAGATGATATTATGGCTTTTTTTGATACAAACGGAGGAGCAACTGCCTTTGATTTTACAATACCCGATACAAATTCTACGTCTACAACTACATCTGTTCTTGCATCAGCTCCTATCGGAAGTTTAACACTGTCACTCACTGCAGCAAATCTTGATATTGTGCCAGGAGCAACCCTTACAGGTACAGGAGTTGATGCAATAGGAGGACAGCCAGTAGTAACAGAGAATCAAGCTCCATCAGCGGTTGTTATTGTTGATCAAGTACAGACAATCGATAACGGAACTACTTTAACTTTTACAAATCCAAATGAAAAAACGATAAAAGTAGTTTGTGATGAATATAGTCTTGTCTATGCTCAAGTCGATAATTATACAATTAGTTGTACTTTTAGAAGAGTATATGAGCCATGAGCCAAGAGTTATCAGTAGATATATCAAAACAAGCGATATCATCAGGTTATTTACAGTTTTTTGAACTTGAAATTGGCTCAGGTAGTGTAAATAAGTTATATTTTCATGATGGAAAAAATGAAAATATCGCTGATATAACTTTTGATGGAAACACATATATCTCACTACCAATTCAAATGACTGGTGTAGAAGTAACCACAACTGGAACTATAAATAGGCCTTCTATTACGGTAGCAAATGTTGAATCCGTTTTAAAATCACAATCAAAATTCAAAACAGAAATGAGAGAAGCCGATTGGGATGCCAGTGTTGGTGGTTTAGGAATAACAAACTCAAATTTTAGATTAGATGATTTAATAGGCTCAAGATTAGTTAGACGAAGAACATTAGAGAAATATTTAACAAGTAATCCAACTGTAGAATTTCCAAAAGACACCTACATTATTGATCGCATAGCGACTAAAACAAGTATGTATGTTTCTTTTGAGCTGTCTTCTCCACATGATTTGATAGGATTTAGACTTCCTTCAAGAGCTGTTGTTGGAAAATACTGTCCCTGGAAGTATCAAGGGGCTGCTAGTAATGTTATTGCTTCTGATAAACAAGGTGCGTGTGTTTGGAAAACAAGTGAACAAATTAATCTTGGGTCGTCAACTGCTAGTGTTTATTTTACAGAAAATGATGAACCTATAGTATTATCGACTGCTTTAGTAGCTGCAAGTGCGGCTTATAATAACTCTACAAGTTACAGCCTTGATGCTATAGTTGTCGATGGCGGTGTTTACTATCAATCGATGACTGATTCAAATCAAGGAAATGCGAGAACTAATGAAGTATTTTGGAGAATTCTTAGAAGTTATACAGTGTGGTCTTCGGACACGGGAGTAACTTATACTGTTGATACAGACGACCCTCAAAAAAATTCTTATGTTTTGCATGATAATACAATATGGAGAGCTTTAGTGGGGCACACAAGATCAGCCACTATAGAGCCTGACTTTGACTCTCCATATTGGAGCAGGGCTGATATTTGTGGAAAGCTAATAAAATCATGTAAGTTAAGGTACCAAGCAAGAGGTACAAATAATAATACAGGAACAAATTTTATTCCTTCAACAACTTTTTCAACTGGAGCTGTTCTTCCTTTTGGTGGGTTTCCAGGAAGCCGAAAGTTTAGATAATGCAGCTACATGAACAAATACGAGAACACTTTGAAAAAGAGTACCCAAGAGAGGGCTGTGGTATTATATCTGTAGTACAGGGAAAGGAAAAGTGGTTTCCCTGTACAAATATAGCGGAAGAAAATAATCACTTTGTCATAGATACCAAAGAGTATTTAAAAATAGCAAGAACCTCAGATATAATAGCTATAGTACACAGCCACCCTGATGAGTCGTCAGAACCGAGTGAATTAGATATAAATATTTGTAATGCTATGGGTAAAAAGTTTTATATATTTAGTTACCCAGACATGGATCTAACGGTTGTTGAGCCTAAGATAAATACTGCGGAACTTTATGGCAGAGAATATGAGTTTGGAAAAGCAGACTGTTTTGAGGCGATGAGAGATTACTTACTTACTCAAAATATTCAGTTGCCCGCAAGAGCAATGTTTGTAGAAGATTACTGGCATAAGGGAGTAGATTATTTTTGCGAAGATACAATAAAAAACTGGGGAGGGTATCCAGTAGACATTCAAACAGACTTACAGGTAAATGATGTTTTAATTTTTAAGATTTACTCAGATATAAATAATCATTGTGGAGTATATTTGGGTAATGATATATTTTACCATCATGTTGAGGATAGACTCTCATGTAGAGAAAACTTATATCCAAAATGGATAAAATGGCTAGTAGGAGCATATAGATATGCAGCGTAACGTATATATTGAAGGAGAAATGGGAGAGCTATTTGGCTCTCATATGGTTGTTAATGCGCCTAGAGTTAGTGATGCGTTAAAGCTACTTGATGCGAATAATGACGGCTTAAAAAAATATCTTATTGACTGCCATGAGAAAGGTGTTCAGTTTGCAGTAGAGGTTGCGGGTGAAGAACTTGAATATACAGAAGAACTTTTATTACCATTAGGAGAAGGTGATATAATAATTACACCTGTTCCTGAAGGCGGTGGTAGCGGGTTTAAAAAACTTTTAATGGGTATTGTTATACTTATTGCAACTTATCTTACGTTCGGAAAGGCCTTAGGACTCATGTTAGGAGGTGGAGGAATGACTCTTGGGGCATTTGCAGGAATGGTAGGATTTTCTGTCGGAATGAGTCTTGCAATGGCAGGCCTTGGTGAGATGATGGCACAAGACCCCTCTACCGATAGCGATCAAGAGCAGTCTTATTTATTCAATGGTAATGAACAAAATGTAATAGAGGGAGACCCTGTTCCTGTATTATATGGGCACTTAAGAATTCCTGGCCAACCAGTTAATTTTGAATTATCAAATTTTAAAGCATCAGGAAGTAAACACAATCCCTTTCAAATGGGTCGTAGAGGAGATGTTCAAAGAGAACAAGATATCGAAGATGCACTTGATGCTCTTCCCTTTTCATTTTAAATTATGAGTACACAAGCAGGCATACAATCTATAGATAGAAGGAAGTCTTCTACTGAAAATGATAGAATTCAGGGTATTGGTGGGAGTAGAACTCATCAAAATGTTGCCCTTACAGACATACTATCAGAAGGCCCCATTGAAGGGCTCGTAGAAGGCGGTTCTAGTATATTTTTAAATGGAGATCCTTTGTTTGCTGAGGGAGAGGCTCCTTTTATACCTTTAGACTCAGTAATTGCCTCTGGTTCCTCTGGAGCAAATACAATAACCTTAAATTCTTCAACTTCTCAAACAAAAGGAGAGGAAGATTTATTTATAGGTATATCAGAAGCTGTTAATACTTCTGTTAGTATGAGCTCTCCTAATCCTATAATGACTAATCTTTTCGCTGGAGTTTCAGGATTTACCTGTACACTAACGGCTTCCAGCGCTATTTTTTCTGCTGATATGGTGCATACTCCAAGTGCTCACAGTAATATAAGTGCTGCAAACTTAGATCATGGAGATGGAATTGTTTATTTAACTTTAAACAGCGGAAATGTTCTTGTTGGATTTATAAGCGCATTTACAAGTAGCACTGTAGTAACTTTTACTACAAATCATGTATCAGATTATACGCTATATGTTACAACAGCAGATACTGCAGTAAGTAATTCCCATCCTGTTAGACTAGATTTATACTATAAAGTTTCTAATATTTCGGGCACTACTGTAACTTTAACCGGTAATTTAAACGCAACTTTTAGTGCAAAAAATGTAATTTATCAGACTACAACCGTTAACAGCGATCCTTCGAGTAAAAAGTATCCTGGATCTACTTATCAATTTAGAACAGGCACAGAAAATCAAGCGGTTATAAATAGTGTGAATGGAGAAGGTTCAAGCACACTTCCACTTACTCTACCTTCAGGTGCTTTAACAAAAAATACAGCAAAAACTATAACAGCAGCTAATCTTACAGGAGGACAAAAAAGTGAAGTAGATACTGCTAACTTCATAATTACATATCCTAATGGGCTATATTTTTATGATGACTCAAACGGTGATGAATATCGCTGTGGAGCAGCCTATAGGGTTGAGCTAGGGATACAAAGACCAGGAGGCTCGATGGTTTTTGAAGCTCTTGGCGGAAATAACTCTCCAAGTCAGAGAGTTTCTGGAATAGGAAACACTGGAGAGTCTTTAATTGCGCATGATGCATTGAAAAAATCTGCGATTACTTTTGAGTACAGAATTGACCTTACACCTTATCAGCCTTTCACGGAGTTTTCTATAAGAGTTACTCGGTTAACAAACCATGGAACCACTGATGATGGAGTTGATTATACAAGAGGAGTAAGAGGCTTACACAGAGGCGCAAAGGCTTTAGAAACTTTAAATGAAGCTAAATTTAAAATGGTGGGGCAGGCAACTATAACTGCCGCTAC